ACTCACAAAAAACCACCCGCCCAAAATGTCCCTAGCTTTAGAACTTTTTTTTAAAAAAGTTCATAAAGCTTGCCCATTAAACAAAACCAAAAGGTGGCATCACTCACAAAAAACCACCCGCCCAAAATGTCCCTAGCTTTAGAACTTTTTTTTAAAAAAGTTCATAAAGCTTGCCCATTAAACAAAACCAAAAGGTGGAATCACTCACAAAAAACCACCCGCCCAAAATGTCCCTAGCTTTAGAACTTTTTTTTAAAAAAGTTCATAAAGCTTGCCCATTAAACAAAACCCGAAAAACAAAATCACGGGGTGGATTCATATTTTAAAATTTTCTTACATTTTGTTAATACACGGGCTCGTTGACTGATTTGTTCTTTTTGTTGTTGGTATAATTCTTTACGCTTATTGTCTAGTCTTTCCTTATTTTTATAATAGTATTCAAGACTAGCTTTATTTTTTAACAATATTAATTTTTGTTCTGTTTTAATTAACTGTTCCAATGTTTCATTTCTTACATCATTATTTTCATAATTTTGTAATTTCTCTTTATAGTATTGAAGATGTAATTTTTTCTTTTTGTCTGCTCTTTTTTGAAGTTTAATTATTTCTTCTGGTGTCATTTATTATTATTATATTACTTTATTTCTTTAAGACCTTTTTTTTAGATTTCCTTTTTATACCTGCACCAGATTTTAATATATCAACTTTTGCCCCTAGTGTTGTTGTAGCATTTGCTATTTTTTGTAAATATGGTAAATTCTCAAATAAGAAATCGGTATCTTGTTTTACAAATTCTCTATCTGATTCATCCCCTATATTATTTGAATCTAAAATATTTATAATAAAGTCCTGACAATTATTTGTTTTTGCTGAGTAATTAAAAAAAGAACTACCCATTCGTTCCTTAGTATTATTCATTAATTCAATAATAGTTAATCCTGGTGGTATATTACTTACTATATCTTCAACTTCTTCTTTTGGTCTTGTTGGTGGTGATACGTCTGCATTGATAACCTCGTTCTTTTCAACAGATATTCTTTTACCGCTAGCGGTTGTTAATTCTAAAAATAAATGAAATAATTCATCATACTCACTTTTTTTTAATCTATCTCCAAACTCACCCATTGAAACGGCAGATAATGCAGAAGTTAATAATGATGATACAGGTGTTCGTTTTAATTTATATGATACAACAACTTCTGAACCATATTTTTTTAATATATTTCGAACCTTTGGCGGGTAATCATTACGACCTAATAACAAGGCTTTAGCAATTTTTACATTCGGTGGTAGATATCCACCCGTTATTTTTTTTTTAGAATATTCATTTTTACATTTAACGGAACTCATAGCTTCTTTATATGATACATTATTTTTTTTAGAAAAGTCTTTAACAAAATCAATCCAGTTAGTCATTATAATTAATTAGATATTAATTATTATAATAGTATATTAAGAACATAGTTAAATTAATGCATATAATTAAATAAAATAAAATTAAATATAAAACAAAAATAAGATTATTATTCTGTTTAAGAGTATGCAATAAATCCCTTTCTAAAGTTGTAATACTATCAAACCCAACGTTCATTATTAAATATTAGATATTAATATATAAACACAATCATTTAAAAATATTAAATAAATTAATATCTAGTTATTTATATATATGAATTTATTTAAAATAGATGAAGATTCTGGAACATTAAACGAAATGAAGGCAGAGGAATACATACAGTTATATTTTAAACAAACAACTTTAAAAAAATTATCTAAGTTTAATACATTTGACTTTGAAGGTGATACAGCATTATTTGAAGTTAAAACCAGACGAAATAAACTTGCAGATTATCCTACTACAATGGTAGGATATAATAAAATATTAGCCTGTCAGAATTGTGAAAAAGATGTTTATTTTATATTTCAGTTTACAGATGGCAATTATTATTATAAGTATTCTAAGGATGAAACATTTGAAATAAAGATTGGTGGACGTTATGATAGAGGATCGATTGAAAAAAATTACTACTATTATATACCTATTGAAAAATTAATTAAAATAAATTTATAGGTTTTTTAAAAAAACCATATATGGCTTTTCAAGCCTATAAAAAATAAATTGTATTATTATATAATGGATAAACTATATAATAAAGCAATAAAATTAGGTGCTACAGATTTCGGTGAATCAGAATTAAAAAATAAACGTTTCTATGTAATATTCAATAATAAAAAAATTCATTTTGGATCAAAGAATGGGTCTACCTTTTATGATCATAATAATAAAAAATTAAAAATGAACTGGTTTAAGAGACATTCAAAGATTAAAAATAAAAATGGCGAATATGTAATACACAATCCAGATAGTGCTAGTTATTGGTCGGCTAATTTGTTGTGGTAATTATAAATTAAATTTAAGTGATTTATAAGATTGCTTTTTTTTGACACCCTCTCCAGTAATTTCTTCTTTAACTGGTTTAACAGTTGATGACATAGTTAATTGTTTAAACTGACCAATTGGCGGGCGTACACCAGTACCGCGAATAGCTCTACGAATTAAAGGTCGTAGTCCTTTTAAAGTTTTGATCATTCCACCTCTGTGTTTTGCATAAGTTTGCATAAAACGTACCATTATATAATATAGAATAGATTTTTTTTATAGGTTTTATTTATTACGAATATTAAGTGTAATGACAGAATTAGGATCTAACATTTTGATATCGTTGAATTGCTCATCTTGTAATGTAATAGTTAAATTTTGAAACACGCCTGGAGATAAGCGAATCCATTTCTCGAAGGATGCATTATAATTAATATTAGTACCAAATGAAGCATTACTAATAGCGAAACTATCAACAATATCTGATGGCATTGTGACAGGATTAGAAACGAGATTACAACGCATTATAATACTATTTACATTACTACCTAATGGTGTGGAATCACTTGTTTTAGAAAAATTAGCAGTTGTTACTGTTGGGTAAGTACCGGGATTAAATCCAATTAATATTTTAAAATTATTATTTAATACAACAAATTGTGTACATCTTGTAACGGTAGGTAATCCAGAACCAGCAGTACCACCACCCCAACCAGGATCAACCCAACCAACAGGAAGAGAAGTAGGAACTAAAAATGTTAATAACTCTATTTTATAGGCTGATATATTATAAGATAAATCAATGTAATAAACATAATTACCAGAACTATTTATTAAATAAAAATTATTTTGAATACATATTTGTCTAATATAAGAATTAATATCATCAACAGTATAAAATCCATCGGGTAAGCTTATATTAATTGTTGTAGTTAATCCAGCACCTCGAGGAAATATAATATTAAATTCTGTATTTTGGTAAAAGTAAGATACATTATACCAACTATAAGGTACTTGGGCGGCAGATATGCATATTTCAGCATTATCAGATATCTTAAAACCATTTAAAAATCTATACTGAAAAATATTATTATTTGCTCCTATAACATTCTTGCTATTTAAAACTAACGTATAACTCATATAATATATATAAGATTTTTTTTTAAATTAATATAAATTAATTATAGTTTTTATTAACGAATGGGTTTTAACCCTATATGGTTTTTTTTTTTAAAACCTATAAATATTTTATAACCTATATTATATGACAGAAGCAAAACCACCAGATTTTTATTTTGATGGAATAGTATTCAATACTCAATATTTTAAAGAATCAAATGAAACTTTAACAAAAGATGAATCAGATGCACGATATCTTATAAAAACACAACCAGATACAGCCACAGCATTACAAACATTTTCAAATGGTTTAACGTTTAGCGGTGAAATAAATGGACCTACTATTGTATGTACGACTATTAAGAATGGTAATTATCAATCGACAAGTGTTAATCAGGGTTTAACACTTGGAAATAATCAAACTAATGCAACTGCTACATTGGCTATCGGTTGTAATATTGTACGTAATGGTGATATTAATATAGCAAATACCCAAACTACAGGAACTGCGAATATTGTTATCGGAAGTAATGTATTAACAACAGGTTCACAAAGTATAACATTTAATAGACCTTTAACAATTGGCTATACAGTTAATCCTACGTCATTATCTCAAATAGGTGGTTCTACATTTATTAATGGAACTACTCAATCATATGGGGCAGGAACTACAGGTTCATCGAAAACATTAGCAGTTTTAAATAATATACCAATTGGTATTTATCAACTTTTTTATAATATTAGTACTATAATAACTGTTGGAGCAGCCGTTTTATCAGAAAGAATAACAACAATAAGTGATCGGGTAGATGATACGAATATTGCTAATGTTTTTAGCAATATTATAGATTCTGATCTATTACCTCAAACAAGACTAATTGGTCAAAATTTTATAATAACAGGTGGGGGTATATTGAATAGTACAATAGCAAATGATTCAATATATTTAAATCAACGTTATATATACACAGCAGGACCTACAATAACAGCAACAGGTCATTTACGGATTGTTAGAATTGGTTAAAAATAATTAAAATAAAATAATTAAAATAAAATAATTAAAATAAATAAAAATATAAGCTATATTATATGACAGAACAAGCACCACCCGATTATTACTTTCAAAATATAATTTTTAATCCTAAATATTATGACAATGAAATAAATAATAATATTACAAAATATGAGGCAGATAATAAATACATTAAATATAATTCAAGCAATCTTCAATTAACGAAAACAGTATCAGGATTAACAACAACAATAAATGATTTACGTTTAACATCTATAGGACGGTTAAACAATCTTTTTAATCTACCAACTAATACAAGCACCGCAACACCTTATTCAAGATTAGTTTTAATTGATAATACAACTAGATCTACAACGTGGTTTCCATCATCGGGTAATGTTGGTTATAATTCAACAACATCTATATTAACAACTGAGAACGACTCGGGGGCAATCCCAGATATAACTGATTTGGTAATGAGTGGTTCTATAGGTTCTTCAACTGCTGAAAAATTTGTTTTACCTTCTAACAGTTCAAGTGCTACTGTTAATAGTGTTTTAGCTTTATCAAATACATCAACAAAAGCTACAACTTGGATATCACTCCCTACTGCTATTAGTGATTATGTTCAATATAATACATCAACTAATAAAATTTCAAAAATTGATTCAATAGGAACAACAATAATTAATGATTTAGTGTTGTCAAATAAAATAGGATCATTGAAAAATCAGATGTTTAAACTACCGACAAACATATCAAGTTCATTTATTGGTGCAACAATAAGGATTTTAGATAATACAACTGATCCAATTACAACAGAATGGGAAACAACACCACAAGCATTTAATCCTTATGTATCATATAATTCAACATCAAAACAGCTAGAAGATAATGGGGCATTGGGTTCTTCGATTATAACAGACTTAGTAGTAAGCAGTAGTATAGGTTCATCAATAGCTCAAAAATTTGTTTTACCTTCTAACAGTTCATTATCAACAGTTGGACAAGTATTATCAATTTTAAATTCGACATCAAAAACTACACAATGGATTACGATACCAACACAAATAAGTGATTATGTTAGATTTAATCCAACAACAAATGATTTATCTAGAGTTCTTAATGGTTCCGCATCAACAATTACACTTTTAACAGTATCGACATTAGGGAGTAACACATCACAAAGATTTGCATTACCTACAAACTCTAGTACTGCGCCAGCAGATTACGTCCTATCGATCAATGTAGCAGCAATAAACAATGGAGGGGCGCCTTCTACAATTTGGAAAACAATACCGACACAGATATCATCATATGTTAATTATAATAATGCTAATTCTAATTTAATATCAAATGTAAGCGGAATACCAAGTACAATTACATCTATATCAATATCTGGATTATTAACAACTGGTAATATTAATTCAGGAGCAATAAATGCTAATGCAAATTTAATAGAGACAACTGGAAATTTACAGTCAAGAGGATTGATAATAAAAAATACATCTAATGTAAATGTTTGTTCAATTTCAAATCAAGGAAATATTAATATTACTGGTGCATATACTGGTTCTAATTATATATACACATCGTACGGAGATATACAGACATCAAACGGTAATATCTATACAAATAATGGAAATTTACAGTCAAGAGGGTTAATAATAAAAAATACGTCTGATATAAATGTTGCAACAATTTCAAATACAGGTGCATATACTGGTTCTAGTTATATATACACATTGTCAGGTAATATAGAGACAGCAAATGGTAATATACAGACACAAAATGGTAATATCTATACAAATAATGGAAATTTACAGTCAAGAGGGTTAATAATAAAAAATGCGTCTGATGTTACTGTTGGTGCGTTTAATGAATATGGGGGATTGTCTTGTACAGCTTTCCAAAATAATGGTAATACACTTAATTGTGGAAATATAACAAGTGGTACAATTAATACACAAAATAATACAATTAATGCTGGAACATCTTCTATTTCTGGTGGTTCAATATTATCATCTACTTTCAATTCTGGTGCCCCTGGTTCTGATTTAGATATTGGAACAAATCAAGTAGCAGGAAATTTATCAATAGGAAATAACGCATCAAGAACAGGATCTGTTAATATATGTACTTTGGCTTCAAATAATTCAATTAATATATGTAATGCATCAAGTACTCAACAATTGAATATAAATAGACCAATTAGAATGCCCGGAAATTTACCATTTACAAATGGTTTAGAAATAGGTTATGCATTAAATACTGGTGTGTTCTTTTCATCAACTAATATACCAAATAATGCACCTGTACCAAATGTACGTTCTGATACACCAATTCCATCTGGTAATTTAGTAAACGGCGCGGTTTATTTAATGACATATACTATACTTATTGTACCTCAGGCAACATTGGATTTATCTAAATTTCAATACGGTATATTTTCTGGTTCAACATTTATGTCTGGTTTTAATCAAAATCATTCAATGATTACAACAACTAATATTCCAATGAGATTTAATACGAGTGAAACATATTCTTATTCAGGATCTGGTCATTTTGTATACTCTTCAGGGGTTACATATAATTTATCATTTATTATGGCCTTTTTGTCAACAGCACCAACTGTTCAAACAAATGTTGAATTAATAAGAATACGATAATAATTATCTAATATATAATATATAATGAAACCTATTAAAAAAAATATAATTAAAAAAGAAAAAATCATTAATTGGTATGAAAAATTAAAAGATGAATTAACACCACAGACAAAATTAGATAAGAATTTTAATAAACACCATATACTGCCTAATAGTATGATTTTAGCAATTGGAGGAACAGGAACAGGCAAGACAAACAGTTTAATGTCATTTTTAGCATTTAAAAACGATTCATTCTATAAAATAATATTATATACTGGATCAACAGGCGAGGAACCACTCTACCAATATTTAAAACAGAAAATACCAGAATTAGAAATATATACAGATATACAGGATGTACCAGATTTAAAAGAATTTGATGACGAATATAAAGACAAAGAAAAGTTAATAATATTTGATGATTTCATTAATCTAAATAAAAAACAAATGGGTAAAATCAATGAATACTTAACGGCTGGACGTAAGTTTGGTTTCTCTGTGTTTCTACTCGGTCAAAATTACGTGTCAATACCAAAAACAATAATACGTAATATTAACTATTTTATTATATTTAAATTAAATGATAATGTCAGTATTAACAATATCATACGGAATCACAACGTAGATGATGTAGATAAAGATAAATTTAAAGATGCTTATAAATATTCTACAGCTGAAAAACTTAATTTCTTCTTGATAGATTTAAAAGGACCAAAAGAGAAACGTTTTCGTCATAATTTTACCGAATTTCTATCAATATAATAACTGATGTAATATAATCTCGTTATCTATTGTATTAGCCCTAAATAAATTACAAAATGTATTGAATGCTTTCATTTTATCCTGTTTATTTATCATAAATTTAATAAATGCAATACAGTAAAAACCACAACTTGTAGATTTAATATCTTGAATCTGTTTTTTATTATATTCATATTTGTGTAGTAAATCTTCAATCTCAGAAGGTGCTATAAAACCAAAGGAATCGTAATAGAATGAAAACCCGTCATTTATTTTATATAACGCTGTCCAATGTGTGCCTGGTCCGTCACTATTATCTAAGTTAATTATATAAAAGCCGTCTTTTAAAGGTTTTTTTAATTGATCTTTAGCGAATACACCATTTATTTTTATATTATCGTTTTTTAGTATATCTAATAATTCAGTATTTGAGGTTAAATTTTTATTCATTAATATACATTATATAATAATTTTTAATAATTTTTAATAACCCCTTTAAAGAAATAGTATATTATAATATTAAATGCCCAGATTACCAATTGATTATTCTAAAACAATTATTTACAAAATCGTATGTAATGATTTAAATATTTGTGATGTATATGTTGGGTCGACTACTGATTTCATACGACGAAAGGGGAAACATAAATCAGTTTGTAATAGTGAAAAATCAAAAGGTTATAATCGTAAAGTTTATCAAACTATACGAGCTAACGGAGGATGGAATAATTTTTCAATGATTGAGATTGAGAAATATCCTTGTATAGACTCTAATGAAGCACACGCAAGAGAACGATATTATTTAGAATTATTAAATGCTAATTTAAATATAAAAATACCATCTAGAACTATGCAAGAATATTGTATAGATAATAAGGAAAAAATTGCAGAACGAAAGAAAAAATATAGAGAAGTTAATAAAGACAAAATGAAAGAATATAGAGATGTCAATAAAGACAAAATTAAAGAACAAAATAAAGAATATAGAGAAGTTAATAAAGAAAAAATTACAGAACGAAATAAAGAATATAGAAAAGCAAATAAAGAAAAAATATCAGAACGTAATAAAAAATATTATGAATCAAAAAAACAAAATCAACAAAATGTCATATCCTGTTAAAATAACTAATTCTATTCATATTATTATAAAATATATAATAATATTAATAACCTATTTTATAGTCTATTTATTCCAGCGGGTAGAAGCGAACCACCTGCGGGTAACATAGCACCTCCGGTTTTTTTAGGTCTACCTCTTTTACGTTTAACAGTTTCAGCACCAGATCCCGCAATTGTTTTTACAGCACGTTCAATAAGTGCATTTCCAACTCGTTTTCCTAGTTTTTGTTCTTTTGCAAATTTGATTAATTTTTTACCAATTTTAGCTTTTTTAACAGCACCTACAAAATCTTTTAATCCCTCACCTTCCATTTCAACACCACAATTACTACAACACATATCCGGAGTTTGCATACCTTTCCCGCTCATTTGGTCTTGTTGATATGGATCTAATTGAATAGTCAATCCCGCACCAACTTTTGATTTTCTTTCAAATTTCTTAGCCTGTTCCGCACTAAGATTTATTTCTTCGTCATTACCAGACTTTATTATTACTTTATCACCTTTTTTTAGTTTCCGTTTTTGTGTTGCACTTAATTTATGAATTTTAACTGGAGAATACATTTTTTTATATATTATTATTTAGAAATTAATTTTTAAAACATTAATTTTTCGGTGTCTTTAAAGTATTTTCTAGCAACTGATAGACTTGTTGCCCCTAGTTGTGCTAATTTAAATACAATATCGTAAAGTTCCGTTTTTATTTCATCGTTTGTATTTCCTGCTAACATTTCACCCTCAACTAGTGCTAAACGATCTTTTAACGCTTTAATAGATTTGGTATTATCTATATTATATTTCTTTTTTAATCCTGATTTATTCATTAATACACTGAATAAAATAGCGTCTTTATCGGTTAATTCAAGTATATCTTTATTATTAATGTCTTCATTATTACAGATTTTCATTATTATATTAACGAATTTGTCATCAACCTTTGAATTTGGTATTCCTTGAATATTAATACCTTTTGAATCTTTAACGCTTAAAATATTATTATAATACAATTTATTTAATAGTATAACAGATTTACCAAATTCACAACGATATGGGACTTCTTTAATGCTTGCTCCTTTTTGAACTACTAATTGTTTTTTAGGTTTTAAAACTCTGCTGGACTTTGTCCGAGTTTTTTTAAGACCCCCGCCTTTTTTAATTCTATCAAAAAAATCAATAAATTCTGTAACAGTTATTTTTCTTTGATCGGCTTTAACACTATCATCCCTACCATTAATCATATATAATAAAACAATTCTATCATTATCACTTATGTTTATCATATTGAGTAAAGTAATTAAATCAGTATTAAAATTTGCCCCTTTTCTCATAAAAACAAACGGTTTATTGTTAATAGCATAAATAATAGCTTGGTTAGCATTAGCCTGACCCCGTCCTCCTAGTGGTTCTGTCAATTTAAAATATAAATTATTATTACTAGCTGTATTTTCAATCCTTAGTATATCATCTTTCTTAGATACTTTAATATTTTGAAAGGTTAGATCACTTCGTCTTATATCTGGTGGAGGTGGTGGTATTACTTTTGCTTCTACTTCTGGTAAATCTTCAACAATTGTTGCAACTGCAGTTGCTGGTGCTGGTGCTGGTGCTGGTGCTGGTGCTGGTGCTGATACTGGTGCTGGTGCTGGTGCTGATACTGGTGCTGATACTGGTGCTGATGTTGCAAAATCCCCTTCTAAAAAAACCTGATCTATAGGTTCGTTATCATCAGATTTACTATCTTCATCATCATCAACGCCAACATATGGTCTCACATACTTTTCTATTAGACGCTCTTTTTCTGATGGTTCTCCTCTTGTTCCAGCTTTTTTTAATAAACTAGTCGCATCCGAGTCAATATATTCTCTAATTATATTAATATACTCTTCAACATCTAAGTCTTTATTTCCTGGACCGTAAAGATTAGTAAAATATTTTTTAAATCCTGCAAATGTTTTATTTAATAAAAACTGGTCATCATTACTAAACGATTTTACAAGGTTTTCTATTTTCCACTCTGATTTAATTAATGTTTTCAAATTCTTTTTAAATTGATTAGTATTATATAGAAAAGCTCTTGTCGGGTCTTCTTCTATTAGTGCAACATCTGCTAATCTTTTTAAATAATCCTGTTCAGATTCTCCTTGTTGTTGTTCTAAACTAATTTCTCCATTATTCATTATTTGTATTGTTTTGGCGTAATCTGCCAATTTCTTCTTATTATTTTGTTCAATTGTATATAATACTTTTTCATTTTTTAGTTTTATTTCGTCATTTACTTCAAGCTGTTTTTTTAAAGCGTTAATTTGAATTATGTTATTTATATTTTCTATTGATCGTTCGTTAATATCATATTGTTGGATTCTTTCTATTCTTTTTATTTGTTCAACAATTTCGTTGTCTATTTCATTAATCTCGTTGTCTATTTTATTAATCTCGTTGTCTATTTTATTAATATCGTTTTTTATTTTTTTTTTATTTTTATTATTATTAGATAATTGATAATTTTTAAGTAATTCTTGACGATTAGCATTTAATCTATCAACATACCCATCACTATATTTTATCATTAATACTTGTTTTTTAGCCGTTAATTCATTAATATCTTTTTTAGCAAGTTCTATATTTTCATATCCCTCAGGAATTATTCTATCCTGAATTTCATCATAACGTTCTTTTAATTTTTCTATTTTAATAATAGCTTTTTTTATTTTATCAGGTTCTAATGTTTTTTCTAGAATACCACTTTTTAATAATTCATCTTTATCAATAATATCAAGTGTTGGTTCTGCTTCAGGTATTAAAAATTTATAAAATTTTGATGTTCCTTTATCATCTGTTCTTTTATATGAATCCCTAAATTGTTGTTTGTAATCATCAATCATTTGTTGAGTTACAGGACTGACAACATTTTTTTGTGCTTTAAATCTTTCTGGTAGTGCTTTTAGGTTCTGTTTTTGAATTTCAATATTCAATAACAATTCACGGTCCATTTCGTTTTTATAGAAATTGGCTGACATTATATAATATACATTAGATAATAAAATATAATAATAAATAATAAACCTAATATCAGCTATTTTTGTAAAAAAACCTATAGATTTTTTTTATAAAAACCTATAAAAATTATTATCTAATTAAATATATATAATGAATACCGATAATTACGATTTCGACAAAAGTTCTATTCCTCAAGACCTAGACGGATATACTCCATTCATTGATAAACAGACTAATAGTTATATTAATGACCAAAATTCTGGTGTCTATTCTGCAACTCAGTCCCTTGTACAGTTTGATTTATCCAGTTTATATAATTCTAGTCGCTGGACTAATACGAATGATATGTTCGTTACAATTCCTATTATTATGGCTATAGCAACAGGGGCCCTTAATGCTGCACCTACTGTCCCACCACCAACTGCAGCCTGGGCGTTAGCTACGCTTAAATCTGGATATCACCACTTGATTTCCCAAGCGGATTTACAAATTGATGGGAAGACCGTCAGCGAAACTCAACCTTTCCTTGGAACGTTTACCCACGTAAAATTATTATCAGAACTTAGTCAGAATGACTTAAAATCTTTTGGTTCTGTTATTGGGTTCTCTGATGTATTAGATACTCCTAATAGCGTAATCTGGAATAGTGCATTCGATACAGCAACACAAGCTGCACTTTTTACAAATGGAAACGGACTTACCAATAATAATGTTTTTGGTTCTACTACACAAACTGCTGGAAAACCTAACCAAAATGTAGGGTTATGTAATGAAGCTATTAATAAACGAGCATTGAAAGTATTAGATATATCAAAGATTGGTGAAAGTAAGCTAACAGGTACAGGTAATATATATACTTTAGGAGACAAACTAAGAGATGAATATAAATCAACATATTTTGTTGATGGTAATATTGGATATATTACAGATCTTGCAATTATTAGATTAAAAGATATTTTTGACTGTATGAACAATATTGGGATTGTAAAACGATTTAATGGGGTACTTAGATTATATGTAAATACTGGTTCGCTTCACGTCACTTGTAATTCTGGACACACTGGCGATAATGTTGTACCAAGATATAACTTTTCAGTAAGTAATAGTACTTTTAGCAATGTGTGTCCATTCACAATTAACAATTTAAATGCGTTAGTAGGCGACGGAGGTTTAAATTTTGCTCAAAAACAAATTGCTGTTGGTTTATTTATTGGTAAAACTTTACCAACGAATAATGGTGGTATTAATTTAGCTTCTCCTGCATCAAAATCACACCCTCAGACTTCTTGTCGACTTTATTATTCCTCTATAGTTATGGAACCAGAACGTGCATTAACTTATTCCAGAGCTAACCAATCTAAAAATGTAGTATTTAAAAATTATTACTTCAATCAAATTAATACTGTTGGAGGTGGTACTAATTATTCTCAACTTATACAAAGTGGAATAACTAATCCTTATGCGTTAATTGTAATCCCTTATATTGGTGCAACTACTACAGGTATGGCTGGTATGTCTCAATATCAAAGTCCATTCGATACAGCCCCCGCAACAGGTTCCCCTATTATTTTAGAGGAGTTACAAGTTCAACTAGGTGGTCAGCAAGTATTAAGTTCACCATATAGATACGGCTTTGAGACCTTTGTATCACAGTTTTCAAATTGTGAAGCACTTACATCGTCTGATTTTGGTGTATCTTGTGGAATCGTTAATTATGAATGGTGGCAGGCTAATCGTATCTATTACATTAATCTATCACGTTCTACTAAAGCTGATCAGCTAACACCTCGTAATATTGTACTTTCTTTTAAAAATGCATCATCTGTTCCTATTGATGTTCAGGTATTCACTGTCTATTTAGACCGTATTACGCTAAATGTTGATACTGGTGTTGTTACTCGCTAAATTATTTTATAGCCTATAATATAATATTATCTTTAATAATATATTATAGAATGTTGACTGAGACATTTTACGTTTGTCTAATAACTACCGTTTCGGGGTTAATTCTTAAATTGGCTTCATTGGCTTATAAATCAAAATGTAAACAATGTAGTTGTTTAGGTATATCTGTTTTACGTGATGTAGTTATTGAGGAGCAACTCGACGAAGCTGAATTAAAAAATAAAGAATTAAATAAAACAAACTCTGAAAAACTTTAATATTTAAACTATTGGGTTTAGTTTTTCTATATCCAACCTTACGGCCTCTTTTTTTTGGTTCTGTCTTGTCTTGTTTCTTTTTTTCTTGTATTTTCTTTTTGGTTATCTCTATATAATATGTCTTATAATAATTCGGGTCTTTAGGTTTATATATCTTTTTGATTACTGGTTCAATATCTGATTCAATATCTGATTCTGAAAATAATTCTTTATCCATTATATTATATTATATATTAATTTCTTTAATTTAATATTTTTTAAAATAAAATATCTAGTAATTTTTCATTTAAAGATTAATTATTATATAACATATAATATAATATAATGTGTAGTAATAATGAAGATATTAAAAATACCTGTGGGAATATTAACCAAGATAAACATAAAGAATATTATAAAAAGTGGAAAAGTGATAATCGTGAATATGTAAATGAATATATGCGTGAGTTTTACAATAAAAAGAAAAATGACCCTGAATGGCTAGCAAGAAAACAAAAACAACGTAATGAATATATGAAAGCTTATAGAGAACGATTGAAACAACAAAAACAGAATCAACAACCAGAACAGGCTGAAATAGTTTAAAAATTTTATTTTCCTTTAAACCCTTTTAAATAAAAATTATATAATAATTTCTATTTAAAAAATTATTTTCTATACTACAATATAAACAAAAAAAATGTCTAGTAATATTTTAAAAAGATCTAAAACTATTAATAAACTTGAGAGTTTTTATTTAAATCATCCATCTTTTGAAACGGTTAAAGAAATGTATTTAAAAAACACTATTAAATCAATTGCATCTGTAGAAAAAACTTTAAAATCTATTAAAGTAAAAAAAAACGGTGAACTTTATAAAACCGCTGTAAAGAAAGTAGAAAAATTAGAAGAAAAACGACCTATTGAATCGTTCTTTAAACAAATTAATGATAGTCTAATTAACAAAGAACTTATTTTATCACCAATTCAAAAGA